ACCCTCGACCCACCCCCTCCCCCGGTACGGTTTCTATAAATATATTAATCATATTATATATACTTAAAAATGGTATTAATGAACGCCGGTAATAGATCTCGTAATGTAAGTAGTATAACGAATCAGTCTAGTGGAGGAGGTGTTAAAAAGGCAGGACAGCCACCTTCTATCGGATTAAGCTCATGGACAGTTATTGCGTATAATCAACGCGGACTTCCATTGCCCTTGTATAATTTACGAACAAATAGATTCAAGAGATTCCCTACAATGAATCTCCCTCTTGGGTTTAGACCTCCTATTCGTATGCGTTAAATGTATTTTTAATTCACGTTGACTGAGTTGGCAAATAGTTGTTTCTTTTAGCCATCATTCACTTACCTCCCATATTCCATCTAATTATATGTTTAGTAAATATATAATTTAGTAAAATGAAATTCGACATTTCTTCTCTCTGCCTCCCTTCTAAAATATATTTAGGATTAGCAATATTATCAATCGTAGTATCTTTGATAATTTCAACCGAAACAATTATAGCATCTATAATACATTTTGCGTTTGCGATTTTCTGGACGTGGGTATTAAATCTTATATGTAAAAGTGGATTTAGTATCGTTTCATGGATACTGGTATTATTCCCAATTGTCGTATATACTGTTTTGACGTTTTACTTTTTACTTTTGATCAGGAAGTCAGTAAAACAAAGTAAACAAGAAAATGAAATCACTGAACCGAACCTTCCTAGTTTTAGATAAATAATAACAATTGTAATGGAGACAAAACTCCCAAATATAACCATGTTTGAACCATGTTTGAACCATACTTGAATTTCATTTTATAAATCACTAAAAATTAATGTTTTATAAAATATTTAATGTTGTTGGAGGGAGCACTACCCTCCTTTGCCCCGCACAGTAACGGGTATAATTTTTATACATTACATCATAATATTTAATATATAGATTATTATTTATTGGGTAAATTATTTGGATTAACACCCGGTTCAGAAACTTCTCTATCACTAAAATCCATATTGTTTACACCGGTCAAATTACCGTCTTCGTCAATTGTTTGAGTAAGTTTGTTTCCAGAAGCAGCCGCCAATTTAATATTTTCTTCTATTGCCTTTTTCTTTGATTCTTTTACTCTTTCATTAAACTCCTTTTTAGCCATTTCTTCATTCTTATGTTTCTCCTCAAATAGTTTATTTAGGGTAGGTTCAAGGTACTCAGTCTTTCCTGCTTTGTATGCCGGCATATCAATCGGCATCCAAACCCCAACCGGACCAACAAAAATATCAAAGTCGGGATCTTCCTCGCGCAACGATTTAGCATAATTCTCGGCTTCCTCCTGTGTCGGAAAATTTCCACGATCTTTAAATCCACGAACGCTCGTTTGGAATTGGTGGGTACGATTAAACTCCGCGTTTAGTGTATCCTCGTTTTTATCTAAAAAGTTTTTCCAGTCATCTTCAATAGACGACGCCATTTTAATGTTTGTTTCTTCTTCTTTAACAAAGTCATTATAGTCAGCAATTACTTTCTCTACATTCAAATTATATTTAAACGCCAAAAAATTATTAAACTCGTTAAATTTTTCCATAGATTTAGACATATCCCAATTCTTTACAAAACGCTCAAACAAGAATAATTCACGCTTCTTTAGTATATGTTCCGGACAAATAAAAGAATAACAACCAAACTTTTGTCCAGGAATAGGCTTATCTTCTGTCATCAAATCAACATATTTATTATTCTTTTTGCCATTCTTTAAATATGGCATTTCCAAATTAGGCGGTATATTAGACATTTAGACGTTATAATTAAAAATATAAATTTTCTTTAACCCTTTTACATAAATATATATTCAATCTTCAAATTAAAATACAATATTTAACTACCCCCCCCCACCCATCGATAGTTAATTTTATTTAAAAAGGAAATGTTTTTAGCCAAAATAAATTATTTTTATATGATATAATGAGCGGACTGTTATTCGATTTCAATGAACTCTTGAAAAGAGCAATTAAATACTTGGTTCTGGGTTTAGTAATTGCTTTAGTTGCTTTTTCGATACCTAAACATAAACTAAAAGTGGAAGAAGTAGTTGTGGTGGGACTTTCAGCAGCGGCATCTTTTGCTATACTCGATATATTTGCGCCATCTATTGGTCAGGCAGCAAGAACTGGAGCTGGATATGGTATCGGGTTGGGTATAGCCGGTGGAGTTCCTATGGGCGGAGTCCCACTTCATCTATAATCTTAACCACTAAATATAGTTCTTTACATCCTCGCCCCTGATGTATTTATTCTTCTTTAAACGTTTTTTAAATTATTGAACGAACACAATACATACTATTTTTAACATCGTTTATCGTAACAAATATTTTATAAATATAAAATATTTGGATATACACAGTCATATTCTTGTATACCGTCTATTCCGTCTTTGGTAAAATGTTTATACCATAAAAATATATAAACATATTTTGTTTATATATTTCAACGAACTCCACCAAAAATGAACTATATACAACAAATAAACCCGATCAATTGTGGTGAATATAATTATTTCAATGGAAACGGGGAAATTGTAGGTAAATTAATAAATACAGGTTTTTTAACACAAACGACGACGACGACGACAACATCGAGATTAGCGATGAGTACTAATAAACATAATAGATTTGTTACATTAACTTCTGAGGAAAAATATTACAACGAATGTATAAATAAAACAAAAAAATACATCAAAGAATTACAAAATATAGACGCAAATATAAAATATAGTGAACGTTGATATTATTACGACCACAATAATGTCGTTTCTTTATAAATTAAACTCCTTCTTTTATTTATATTCTATTTTCAAAGAATATCAAAAAGATAAAGATAATATATAGTATTTTTCATTGAAATATAATGAATAAATCAAAAGCATTAAATACACATAAATCATCTTCTTTAAAAAAGCAATCGAAGACACAAAAGACAATAAAGCCTACTCAATTTACTCATATAGAGTATTTCAACGAAATTAAAGAAGAACTGGTTAATTACAAATTAATAGAATTAAAAGAAATTACTAAATATAACAAGATTAAAGGTGCTAAAACAAAACAGGAGTATATGTCTAAAATAGACGAATTCTTTATAAAAACAATGAACAGTATTAAAATTCAACGGGTTTGTCGCGGTTTTTTTGTCAGATTATTTTTTAATGTGAAAGGGGGTATGAAGAATATTGCGAATTGTGTGAACGAAACCGACTTTTATACATTAGAACCATTAAATGAAATTAACTTTACACATTTTTTTATTATTAAAGAAGTAAATGAACAATCGAATACATTTTATTATGGATTTAATATATTGTCTTTAATTTCAATGTATAGAAAAAACGAGACAATAATAAACCCGTATAATCGTCAACATTTACCCATCAAAACAATACAAGACATATTTTCTCATTATCAATTATTGACGCTTCTCTTCAAAGAAAGAGTAGCGGTAGAAGACACTATAGAAAATATTATAAAATTTAAAGTTCCGTCAAAGTACCAAATACGTTGTCAATTTGAAAAAAACGATAATACTCACACGAGTGTTACCACACCTCCTGTACCTACACGAATATCAAGAAGTACTTATAGAAGACAATTAGATGATACAGCCCCACATACGACATTAGAAAGAATAGTTATGGAAGAGTTTTTGTTTCCGACTTCCGGGATTATAAATACATACATTATTCGCAATTTTCAAACACAATCGAATTCTCCCACTCAATCTGTGGAAGAAGAAGTTCCTCCATCTCAACCGCTTGAAGAAACAGAAGACCCAAATGAAATGGAAGAAATAAGCAATATATTACCACCGAATGAAGTTAACACACAACCGGAAAATACAGCCGTATTAGAAAATATTCGGAATAGATTGACCGTCATTAAACAACAACCAGTAAATACCCGAATTAATGAACTATTTATGTATATTGATCAATTAGGAAATTATACAAATGCGAACTGGTTTTTTGGATTAAACAAACGTAAATATTACATTTTTTATTCACAATTACGGGAGTTGTGGACATTCCGCGCACAAATACCAAATGATGTAAAGAATCGTATATGTCCATTCGGTGACCCTTTTTTACAGTCGTCGAGTATTTTTCGCAAACCATATGACCAAATAACAGATGATGAAATAATTCTAGGATGTTTGGATGTTATTGAAAACATTGTAATGACGTCAGTAGATGTTGAATATAGAAAAATTGGATGTCTCCACATATTAACAGCATTGACAGTTGTATCCCCTGAATCACGATTACAATATGGTTATTTATTTGATTTGGTAGATTGGATGTCTTTACAACAAAGCCGTTTTACGTTTTAGTTGGCAATTTTACCGTTTTGTGGAGTGTAAAAACTTTAGGAGTTTTATATAAGATTTTATAAAGATTGTAAAAATAAAAAAGGGGGAGAGGGGGAACTCCAAATTGTAAAAAACAAAAAAAACAATATCATATTCTTCTTTAAGTAGTGTTAATATTTTACAACACTTATTAAGTGCGTTAAAGAGTATAAAAAGACAATGTATTAGATATTATACTTAGATACAAATAAAGAATGGCAAAGACAAAGACAACATCAAAGACTACTACAGATATGACTTCTTCTTCCGTCGTTGATTCAAAGGTTACCGGTGTTGTAGACCCCGTTCCTCCTTCTCCTTCTCTAAGTAAGAAGACAAAGAAGTCAAAGAAGGAGGTTACTCCGATGGCAGAGAGCGAAACCGTGACTCCCGTTGTCGTATCAACGCCAGAAGTTGATACCAAGGTTATGATGCCTGATCAGGTGCCCCCGCAGGAGGTGGTTGTTGAGACGACTGTTCCTCCTGCTCTTTTGACGGACAACACGATTATGACTCTTCTCTCGGAGTTGGCTTCATTGGAACAACAGGAGTCTCTCATTCAACAAAAGCGTCGAATTAAGCGTCGTTTGCTTGAGAAGGCGGTGGTTAAACTGCTAAAGTCGAACAGTAAGGCGGCAAACAAGAAGCAAAAGCGTTCTGGAAACAGACAGCCATCTGGATTTATCCGTCCCACTCTTATTAGTGACGAGTTGGCGTCTTTTCTTGGTAAGGAGTCTGGAACGGAGATGGCAAGAACTGCCGTTACCAACCAAATTAACAATTATATTAAGTCGAACAATTTGAAGGACGCAAAGAATGGTCGTCAAATTAATGCAGACGAAAAACTGGCAACCCTTTTGAAGTTGGGCAAGGACGATGTACTCACCTATTTCAATCTTCAAAAGTTCATGAAGCATCATTTTGTTAAGAAGGCTGATATGGATCAGCATCAATCAGTTAGTGTATAAAAACATCGCAAGGAATGAAAAAAAAATAAATTCATTGTAACAAAAAATCATAAATAAAAAAATATATTTATGATTTACTTTAACCATTTGACGTTTCTGTACTTTTACAAACATCAACTATTTTACTTATTTTAAAATAATTGACACGATGTATGATATAGTATTTTATATTGACCTATTAAATTCATTAACCCTGAAATCAGCAAAGGATTAATCGGAAATTTTAATTAAGGTATGGATAAAGGGTGTATTACCCTTGATAATATTTGCGAATTCATTTTTATAAAAATCAAATATATTATGTCCATTTGCCCGTAAATATAATTCATATATAATTGTAACGACAGCTACAGATACTATATTTGGTATTAGATGAACGGTGCTTTTTATTAAAAAATAAATAGGTATTACTTTAATAACAGTAATTAATAGTGTATATAAAAATATTATTATTGGTTTGGCTCTCTTATAAATTAAAAATATCAAATTATATATACTAAAAACCAACGCAATAATAAGAATAATTAATGGATTACAATTTCGAATAAAAAAATCAATATATGAATTTGATATTATTCGCATTTGAACAGACCACTTCAATGAGATGTATATGATTGACCAGACAAAAACCCAATATGACAAGTAAAAATCAAAACGTGTATAGTCATTTTTCATAAATGTCGAACGGATCGGTATATATTATAGATATTAAATGAAAAAAAGATAAAAGAAAAATGAAGAATGACGGGGGGGTATATACATGTCAAAAAATTGAATATAATAAAGACTCTATGTTTAATTATATAACTATAACTCCCATTTCACAACAATGTTAAATACAACGAAATTTACACTGGTTGACTTATTTTCTGGAACGGGTGCGTTTTCAATCGCGTTTGATAAGACGAATCTAGTTCAAACTGTTTTCGCAAATGATATGTTAGAGAGCGCGGAAATGATTTTCAATAGTAATCTTTCGCCGGTTCATTTAACTAAACGCGACTTGAACGAAATTAACAACGAAGACATACCTAAAATGGATATTTTAACAGCGGGATTTCCTTGTCAACCGTTTAGTATAGCTGGAAAACAGGACGGATGGGATGATCCCAGAAGCAATGTTTTTTGGAAAATTCTTTCTATAATCAAAACACATTCCCCTAAAATAGTAATATTGGAAAATGTAAAGAACTTACAAAGTCACGACAACGGGGATACATTCAAAACCATTATTGATCAGTTGGAAAAATGTGAATACTATATAAAACATGCGATATTAAACACCTCCAAGATTACAGGTATTCCTCAAAACAGGGAAAGAATTTATATAGTATGTTTTAAAGAAAAACAGATATATGATAATTTCGAGTTTGATTTTCCAACGATTCCTCCCCGTCCAATAACCGATTTTTTAGAAACAACAACACCAACACCAATAAATGAAAAATATTATTATGGCGATTCTACTGTCATATATAGTAAATTGCGAGAGGGAATGATAAAGCCGGTTTCTACCAATACGGTTTATCAATATAGACGGTTTTATGTTCGTGAAAATAAAAATGGAGTTTGTCCAACCTTAACCGCGAATATGGGAAGCGGGGGGCATAATGTTCCATTGATCTTAGAAGACGGGACGGGAAAAATACGTAAATTAACACCAAGAGAATGTTTTAATTTACAAGGGTTTCCACCCGAATACCAATTACCCAACCGACTTTCAAATTCAAAGTTGTACAGTTTAGCGGGGAATGCGGTAAGTGTTCCTGTGGTTTCTTTAATCGCAAAACGGTTGGGAGATTTATTAACAACTTTGTCGTCTTCAGCATAATTATTTTTAGAAGAATCCGTTTTGTGACAGTTATAGCGGTTTACACGTTTGTGTTTCTTATATAGTAATAAAAGTAATACCATATATGGGGTTAACACCTCTCGTTACAAAACACGACCTCGCATCCACATCCTCCCTATCAATTGGAATGATAAAACATATTAATTTAACTCTTTGTCGTTTCTGAACTTTTTTAAATTTTTCATTTTTCTTATATTGTAATAAAAATGAAACAAAAAATGGTATTAACTATATAAATATCATTACAAAACACAAAATTCATTTACCGACAAACCCGTCGATATAATCGGCAAAGGGGGGTAATTAATGTGCGGATTTGCCACGTTAAATATGATAATTTCATATATATATATATTAAAAAAGTGTTTTTACTTTTTATTTTTGGTTAATTATTTGCCGTTTTTCTTTATTATTATAAAATTTAAATAGGGTATATGGTAAGAGATGAGAAACAACGGAATTAATTAAATATCTCCTCGAATACACCACTAAAGATAATATTACAATGTTCTGGTATTTGTTCATAGACTTTTTCCCATGCTATATGAGGGCGTCTTTTACTGTTTTGTTGTTCTTGTAACGTTTCTTTTTTATTAACCTTTATATTTTGAAATTCAGGGGATTGGTCTGTTAGATTAACTTTCCATAAAACTATTTTATTTTCCGTAATGTTTCTTATATCAAGGAAATACAAGACACCGAATTTCTTATTTGGACCAAACTGCATCGGACCATTAGAAGTAAACGACTTTACTTCTATTTGGCGTAAATCATCATATTTGGGTGAATATAAATCCCCGGATAAGTTAAGACTCTTACACCAAACACATTCGGGATCATTGTCAAATCTACGGATAATAAACTTTGCCAAGTTTTCTGTCAAATCTTCTGGTGGGTTTTGGTGACGTATCATTATACCTCTATTTTTCATCTCAGTTTCAAGCTGGTAACTTGCTCTATACTGGATATATCTTTCTTTAAGAATCTCAACCGTATAACTATCTTGAATCATATTCATTGAAAATAATAATAATATATAAACAATATCTAAGATAGAAATAAAATATTATTATTAATCAATTTTATAATCCCATATTAGGATGTATGTTATTATCGTTCTGGCTTTGTTAACCATTGAACAATACGGTCTTTGGTTCTTTCATCATTATAATATTCTATTTTATTGTTTTTAATTAAGAAAATAGTTGGGTATCCATCCACAACTATATCGTCTCCCAGATTATATTTTTCTTTGAGAAAACTTCTCGCTTCTTCTGTATGTTCTTTTCTAAATTCGACGTCAAAATAACCTGGTTGAGTTGCTTCCATTTCTGTCACTACATCCCTCCAAATAGGATGTAAAGGAATACAATAACCGCAACCTTCCATCCAAAAATAACCATATATTATTTTACCGTTGCTTTTTGTCATTGCTTCTGTTATTTTTTTCTTTTTTTCTTCTGGACTTTCGCAATTAAGCAATATGGTATTAAGGATATTCCATTTTGAGGTGGATGATTGTTCGAGGGTGGGATGAGGGGTTAGTACTCGATCAATGGGTGGTCGGTTAATAATATTTGATTTATGATCAAATGTAACCTTCTTTTTACCCTTACCCCTATTTTTTTTTGTTTGATACCGTTGTTTCAGGGGGGGTCCAAGTTGTAGACCACGTTTTCTCGTTTGTTTTTTTAATGGACGACTCCGAACGCGAATTTTTCGAGAAAGAGGTAGGAGGTTGCCTTTCATAAAAAATTGAATAATATATATAATATAAATGAGTAAAAAAATAAGTTCGAGTTTCATTATTATTTTATTATTGGCGGTTTTTATTTCTGGATTCTTTGTTTTACTAAATGGAGATATATCTATTAAAGAAAGGGGGAGTGATGAAATACAATTCTTTAAAAACATAAGCGAAGGATTTGACGCATCCGGTGGGAAGGTAAAAACTACCGACAGTTGTCCAAAATTGCTAGTAAAACGGGATGGTAAAATACTACTATATAGTAATCAATCCGGTGCTACACCGATTGAATTCAAAGATTTAAATGATTATTCTACATATTTAGACAAACAGCGTGAAAATGGGATAAATTGTCCTGTTCTTTTTTTACAACAAGAAACGAACGCGCAAAATAAAGATGTCTATCGTATTCGACAATCACCGTTTTACATTGAAGGTGGAATTCCCGCCCTTCCAATAGAAGTCCATGATAATACAGTCCCGGTTGAAGTTTTAGATGCTAGTCGTGATAATGGGTATAATACAGGAATGTACGCGGGGTTTGATCCTTATAATTTACATAACGGTAGATATAGTGAATTGGACGCAATACATGATTCGACAGAGAAAACACCAGGAGGCTCGGTGAACCCGGCAGACCCAAATTGGTTGGGTGTTATTCCAACCCAAAAAGCGGTTGATAGTGGAATGTTTAAAGAAAACGAAGTAGGTAAAGTAATTTATCCAAAAATGATCCCTACCACACAATAATGTATATCACAATCTATATCATATCTAAAGTAATGTTTGAATGATGTTATATACTATTTATTTTAATTATTTGCTGTTTCTGGACTTTTATTTTCATTTTTTCGTATACAATAATGAAAAAATGAAAGAATATATATCCCCTCCCCCAATTACGACCCACCCGCACACCGATATCCGTCGATATAATCGGCAAAAGGTAAAATTAAATATTGGTTAATACACATTTGCCATTTTCATTACGGTGGTATCCCTCTTTACATTTATTTCGACATCTTAATGTTTTTTTATTAAATTCTTTACCATCTTTACATTTTTTTTCAGTTAATATACATTTACCATTTTTATCACTCTGGTATCCCTCTTTACATTTATTTCGACATCTTAATGTTTTTTTATTAAATTCTTTACCATCTTTACATTTGATTGGTGTTCTTTTCGGTTGTAACTTCGGCCGTGGTGTTCTTTTCGGTTGTAACTTCGGCCGTGGTGTTCTTTTCGGTTGTAACTCAGGTGTTGGTGTTCTTTTCGGTTGTAACTCAGGTGTTGGTGATAATAATGCGAGTATTTCTTTATATTTAATTAATAATTCATCAATTTCAATTCTTTCAAAGCAATTCGGATGAATCATAGAAAACAATAATTCATACATTTTTGTAATAAAAATATCTTTCGATTCCACATCAATATATTGAAATGTGTTGATAAGTACATACATTAAAGCCATACCCAACCCATAAATATCTATTGTATTTTTATACTTAAGCAATGTCTTTTGTTGAGGTTCATCTTTAATATAGTTTATTTGGAAAGTATCTAAGAATGTCCGAGTAGATTTAAATTGGTAACTTTTTTTATAGCCTGGCATATGAAGAAATGATTTTTTTGATACATACGATAAAAAATTATAGTATTTGGATTTATATACCTGAAATAAATTTGCAAAATCATGGTTACTATATTTTCTATATGAATCGTATTCTGATTCAGGTAAAAAACATAACATACTCTCGGGTGGACACGACCAATGTGGCCTAACCCGAGGTTTCGTACCCATAAGTCCAAAATCAATTATATTTAATTTATAAGTTCTCATATTAAATAATATATTATGCTGTTTTATGTCGTTATGATAAATCGTATTTTTATGTAAATCAGATAAAAAAAGAATAAGCTCATAAGTATTAATCCAAAAATTATAAATCATTTTTTTCAATAGTTCATGATTCGTAATTGTGGATATATGTTTTTTTATAAAGTCAGCTAAACTTACCCCCCCATCTTCAAAAATTAATAAAGTATCTTTTTCTGATAAAATACAATCACGAACGTCTTTCATATCTGCCGTACACATTACCGGTGGAGGTAAATGATACTTATACTCATTATCTATTATATCGAGTTTTGCTTGTTCCTTTACTTCTGTTATGGCGTTTATTTTACCGGTTGCCTTAGATACTTTGTTTATATAAAAATCGTCATCTTTGGGTTCTTTACATCTTAAAGATGGTTTATATACACATCCGTAAGACCCTTTTGCGATTATCTTTGACATGTGTAATATATAATATTTACATATTTTAACACACAATATAGTTTATTGTAATACTGAAAATGTCAGGGAAGGGGGGGGTGTGCGGAAAATAACTAAAAAACGTTTTATATAGTAATTGTAATAATATGAATTTCCCCCTTTCATTTGTAGTTTTTATGTTTGTATTATTTTCTTATATTCATATCAATGATCAATATAAAAAATCCCAAGATTTAGAGATATATGAATTAGAATACAAAGGTATAGAAAATTTACAGGAAACGTGCGATGTAAAACAACCCGTCGTTTTTAATTTTGCGCCTATGATTACAAAATACGCACCCATTAATTTAGACGTTCTTTCCTCAATTGAGAAAGAAGACGGCAATACACTTAATGTCAAAGACACCTCTGATTATTACAAGGTTGATGTCGGCGACACAATTGTTCCCACCGAAGTCCCCCTTCCGTTTCACAATACTATACAATTAATTAAAACGGACAATTCTATCGCTCCACATTTTTTCACCGAAAACAACCACGAATTTATAGAAGAATCCGGTATTGACGGAGTGATGTTGAAAATCGGCGACGCATTTTTAAAACCAAGTTATACAATGAATCAAACATTCGATATTATGACAGCGGGAAAGGGCGTCGGGTTGCCCATGAAATACCATACTTATACACGTAAATATATTTATGTTAGCACAGGCAGAATTGTTGTAAAAATGGCACCGTTTAAAAACATAAAGAAACTGGATTTCAATAAACAATTATTGGTTTCTCCAATGAATTGCTGGAAACCACAACAACGGTTTATATCACACGTTAATAAAATACGATTCTTAGAATTCGATATTACAAAAGGACACGTGCTTTACGTCCCCCCCTATTGGATATATAGTATATTATATGACGAAGACGATACGTGTCTTCTTGAATATAATTATCAAACCGCGATGAATATAATAGCCCATCCACACGGGGTCATTCATTCTTTAAAAAATGGTCTTCAAACCGCCATCGGTTCATTCGGTGGCGAAAAAAAAGGAGACAACAACAAAAGACACGGATATTTACGCAAAGAAGAAACTGATACAGACACTGATGACGAAACGGAAAGTGTGGTAGAATCGAATGACGACCATACATCTGTCGTCGATTATGATTTATCTGTTGTTACAAAGTCGACTCCGACCACTACGTCGGATTAAAACCGCCGTTTTACTAATACTGTTTTTTGCGTGAAGATTACACCAATCCGCAAATGACATATATTCAGTTTCACCATTGATTACAATATCTAATATTTCACATACATATATTGGTAGAATTATTTTAAGAGGAATTGTCCGTTTTTTCTTTTCATTTTTTTCGGCTCGTTTAAATTCACGTTTAAGTGAAACTAGTTCATCATCGGTCATTCGTTTGAAAGAAGCTGGATCACCGGCGTAGTCTTCATGGTTAAAGTGATCCGGTAAACTATTGTCGTGTTTTATTATACGTATATTTGAAAATGGGTTTTTATTATAAACCATATCTGTAATTGATATATCTAACTCTACCAGATTTTTGATAATAGATCCGAGGATAGTATGATTCTTGCGTTTCGATGCTTCCCATTCTTTTGCGAGAGTCTGTAAATATCCATTGAAATAAAAGGAATGTTTTTCAACATAAAATAGATTATATATTTCGTTCAATAAATAGAATATTTCAAATTTAAGATTACTATAGTAAATTTCATACCCCCAATAAAGTGAATTCGACTCATCTTTATCGAGAAGAGCCGATACAAACGCCGTCTTTACTTGGTCGATGTCATACCCGTGTATTGTTTTGGTCATGGTTGATTGATCGTTAGCTTCTTCGTTTACTCGAATAGCGGATGTTGTTGATTCGGTTATTGTTTCCATTTTGTTTATTGTACTTGATTAAATATAATTTATTTAATCAATTTTATTTCCGGGAAATCCGGGAAATCCGGGAAACCTACGGTTTCCCCGGACGCCCCTTCCCTTTACAGGAACCTACGGTTTCCCGGTTTCCCGGTTTCTAAGACGCCTACTGTTTCCCGGTTTCTAAGACGCCTACTGTTTCCCGGTTTCTAAGACGCCTACTGTTTCCTCGGACGCCCCATTCCCTTTTTTAAAGAAAGTAATAAATATACAAATTATTCTTTGAAATTTAAGAATTTTATTTTTAAAAATTTCAAAGAAATATATTTTAACCCTTTACCCCATATTTGATTTAATACTTTAATGATTTAACCCGTGGATTTCAGGGTTAATGAAATTATTATTTTATTCGGTGATTATAAAACACTAGACCTTACCTCGACCCAAATATCTTAAATTAGGTAAAATATTTGATTTTTGTAAATATGTCGAAAACGTTAAAGGGTTAATACTTTTTGTATAAAAAGTTCCAAATTATCATTGGTAATTTTCCCGTCGAAATCGATAATCGTTCCTCCCATCATCATTTTCAATGTCGGATAATGTTCTATATTAAAATTTTGTATTAATTCAACCACATTTGTATCACTCGAATCAGTACAATCAGTTCCTGCTTCACCCCCAACACATTTAATTACATATCCATTGTATTCTTTGCCGTTGTGGTTTTGACAAAATGTTATCCATTCTGGTTTTGCGTTGATACAATGGGGGCACCAATCGACGTTAAAGAAATATATATCGACTTCTTGGTTTGTTCCGTTATTTGGGACATTCCCTTGATTTTTTGCGTTGTTATTTAGGGAAGGTATAGCGTATTTATAATAACACCAAACACTTAATGCTAAAAGTATTAGAATAAAAATTACAATGGAAATAACACGTATATGAGTTTTAAAATTCCTAAATAAAATTTCAACAATCTGTGACATAGATATAATACGGCAATATATTTTTTTTGTATATAAAACGGAGTATAATATATATAATGTTGTCAAGTGATGAAGAAAAAGGACCAGAATTATTTGCTGAAACTCTTGAATTGAAACAAATTGCAATAGGAGATTTAAGACAAAAATTACGTAATTTATCAAATAAATTAGAGCTGTTTAACGAAAACCAAAAAGAAATATCAGTTTTTGAAACATCATTAAAGTATAATGAAGCACTTATTGATAATACTGTATATCAGATAAACAAGTTAGATAACGAAATACAAAACGGACTTTTTAATACATCTGATGATATATTTCGTACAGACAGTAATTATCTCATCAGAACTATTCTGAAATTCTCGAAGAACAATTATCAAGTCAAATAAATAACTATAAAAAATATTTAGAAATATTAGATGAACTAAAACGTAAACTTCCTGATGAAAAGGATATTTTAATTGACATTACACAAATAAAAAATAAAATCGAAGAAATTGAAAACCATATAACAGATATGAGATTTTTGAAACAATACATGATAGATAGTGGTGTCAAATTAATATATTTACAAAAAAAACCAAATAATGAAAATAATAAAAATCAATCTGATTATTCTCCCAGAGCGATGAGAAATAAGATACCAGCTGATATTTATAACAAAAATACTTCACTCATCTCACAAAGTTCAGAATCAAAATCACAAAGATCAGATTCAAAATCAGATTCACGATCAGGCTCACAATTAGCACAATTAGATTCAGATTCAGAATCACAACCAAAAAATTTATCAATATATTCAGCAAACCCACCACCAAGACCACCACCAAGAAAAGATGATTATCCATTTGTAAGATCAATATATTTACCAAATCCCAATGAAGCAAAACAAAATGAAGCAAAACAAAATGAAGCAAAACAACCATCCAATGAACCAAAACCACCACCACCAACAACAAAAGTTCATAATAGACCAGTAACACCAGGAAGATATAGACCAGGAAGATATAAAGGCGGTAAAAAAACTAGAAAACGTCGTCGTATTCGTCCAAAATCCAAATAAAAAAGCATAAATAAAAATATATAAATGAACCCCCCTTCAAAAACAAAACCAATTCACCACCTCGTTTTTTCCGGCGGTAATATTTACGGATTTACTTTTTACGGAATTATGAAAACCCTTCAACAAAACGGTGTATGGGATTTAGCAACTATTCGAACAATTCACGCCACCTCGATTGGTGCTGTTATTTCCACGATACTTGCGTTGAATTATGACTGGGAAACCACAGACAAATATTTAATCCACCGTCCATTAAGCGAACTCATAAATTTTGATATATCAACTATTTTTGGCTGTGTTCAAAATTGCGGTTTTTTTACTCTTAAATTAATTGAAAATTATTTCTATAATCTTTTTACTGGTAAGGACATGTCACCGAAAATAACAATGTTAGAATTCTTTGAAAAAACCGGTATCGAACTACATTTTTTTACCACAAAAGTAACCGGGTTTGAGATGATCGATTTATCTTATAAAACACACCCCGATTGGATGATGACAGAGGCAATATATGCTTCTTCCGCACTCTTTCCGTTTTTAAGCCCTCTTTTTAAAGACGGCGAACTATACGTTGATGGTGGGTTTCTTCTAAATAACCCACTTACTAAATGTATTGAGGCTATTTCCAAGGGGGATAATGAAAACGAAGAAACCGATATTTTAGATTCCATTTTAGTGATTCGATTAAAAAAATACGTTGTTCCAAATCAAACAAGGTATTTAACGGTTGAGAATTATACTATATTTAGTTTCTTTGAAGAATTTGTTGAAAATATTTTAAAAAAATTGGATATAGGAAAAACGGGGGACAATGAACGTGTAACCAATATTACTATTGATAGTTCATTTATGAATGCGATGGATTTTACTATTTATTCGAAAATGGAATGTAGAAAAGAACTCATAGATTATGGCATTCGGATCGCGGAAGAATATTTACATAAAGACAATATTAACATTGCGGTCTAAATATGTCTAATACAAATGCCTAAAAAGATGACCCAAACAGACCCCCTCCAAGGTTGGCGGGTTGTGGTTCAGGAATTTGGTAAGGATCGGCAACTACTTTCCTTGACCCCCCTCCTCCCCCCGCAGATGAACTCTGTGCGGGGGGGAATATACCCGGCTGGTTATTGTCTAAAGTATCGGCCTGACTCGGAGAATGTCCATACCCACCTCCCCCACTGGTCATACCCTCTGACACACGAACACTCTTCTTTACATATTGTTTATGGTCGCTTCCACTGTTTCCTTCCCATAGATCAACTACACGTTCATATAGAATATTTGTTTTAATACCAATTTTGGTTTGTAGGGAGAGAATAATTATCATAAATGCCAATATAACATTTGTTATTGTCAGTCCTTCATATTTGTATTTACTAAATGTGGGAATAAACGTAATGGTTCGGTGGATTAATATTATACCGACAAATAGGATTACTAATTGGAGAATAACTTCTCCGAGTATTTCGATTGAACCTTTTTCGTTATCGGGGTCTGGGATAAACCGCTGGACAAGTTTATTAAGAGCAACTATCGGAATAATCGCCATAATTCCATATTGAACTGCGTTGTATATTTCCGCTTTTCCTTCTTCAGTAGAAGAAAAAACGTGGCTTATAAAAGAGGGACGGTTTGAATGATCCGTAATTGATCCACCTAATGTTTCCATTTATATAACATACCTATTTTTACAGAAACCTACGGTTCCCCCGTACCCACAATTTTATAAAATATATTTGTATAAAAGAAACGTTTCCACTCCGAGAAAAACCTACACAAGCCTCCCCTCCCCTCCCCAGCCTTCCAAATATTATATTATGAAAACTTGCGATTTCCGTAAAGGAGGGAGAGGAACCGTAGGCACCTGTAGTTTCCGATTAGGCTTTCATTTCCATACGAAGAAGTGAATGACATATATATTCACTCGTAAATTTCACATCATCTACTTCATAATCTTCTATATTATCTTTTTGATTTACTATTTCAATTGTAGGAAAAGGAAAGGGTGTTCTTTCAATCTGGAGATTTAGTGATTCTATATGTTCTTCGTAAATATGCGCATTTCCTAAAAAATATACAAATTTATCCGCTTTTAACCCACAATGTTTCGCTAAAATATGTGTCAAAAAAGCATAAGATGCTATATTAAATGGAACACCTAACCCCACATCTCCACTTCTTTGAAAGAGACAACACGAAAGCCAACAACCATCGCGAACATTAAACTGTGCCATTACATGACACGGTGGAAGTGCCATTTCGTCGATCTGTTCCGGATTCCACGCCGTCATTATTAGCCTCCTGGATGTTCGTGTTTCCGAGTTTTTTAAAGAATTAATAATATTTAACAATTGATCAATCCCCCGCTTTTCAGATGGGTTGACGTCGCCGGTTACAGAATAAGGGGCATTCCAATTTCGCCATTGATAACCATAGATTGGTCCTAAACAATCTTCGGGATAATGAAACAATCCACGATCATCCAAAAACTGGCGAGTAGAATTTGCGTTCCATATACCAACCCCCACTTTTTTCAGGACTCGGTTGTCTGTTTCTCCACGAATAAAAAACAACAACTCTTTTAAACAAGTTTTCCAGGCTGTCTTTTTAGTTGTAATTAAAGGTAGAGTTCCATTTTTCAAAGAAAAAGACATTGAATAACCAAATATACTCCGTGTTTTTCCATTGCGTCCTTCTTCGATCGATCCCTCATTTAAAATTGTTCGAATTAAATCAATGTATTGAATTTCTTCGTGGATTTTAGAAGAAATCGCGGTATGGGTTTGTCTGATTTCCATTATTTGAAACTATATCTAGTTATTTATATATAATTTAATTATGGAAAAGCACGACGACGAATTGGAAATTGTCCCAAACGGATTTATATCATCTGTCATTTGTGACAATGAGGACGAAGTCCTTCGTGAACTCGATTTACATTATATTTTTGTTGCGGACGAAGAAACTCAATCAAATGTTGCTACTGAATTTTCACCAACCGACACACACGAAATACATATTGTTGAAAATAGAGAAACCCCCGCAAAACCATCAAATGAAGAGACGATTATTAATAAAATTAAACGTAAAATTATGGAATTATGTAACGTCAAAAATATAGTAATATATGTTTTATTAGCCAACTCATCTGTTAAACATAACAATTTTATACGATTATTCAATGAGTTTTTAAGAACAACCCTCCCAGATAAATACTATAGTAATATTATCATATTTAATTTCTTTGATCCTAAAAATATTAGTTTTAGTGATTCTACCCCCGTATATATTCAATATGATTTATGTAACAAATATTGTTTAGCAAATATTAATAAAATTACTGATAACTCAAAGAAACTGTTTCAAGTATCAAATGTAACGTGTAATCCAAAAAAAAGTTTATTTATTCAACAGGATTCGTCTAAAAACGCAAAGTATATATATAAATTTATTCATTTAACCGACCTTTACGACTACGACCAATTAAAATTTTTAATTACGGAACGTCGGTGTTCTTCCGGTAAATTAATCCAATTTTCAGGAACGTGTTGGATTAATACCATATTAAATGCTCTTCTTTTACCTAAAATGTCGCGAAAATATATGATAGAACAATGTCGTAAAAATATAAGCACTGACCCTGTAAAAAATAAAACGAATCTAAATAATATTTATAAATCAAGAGATAAACTAACATATAACAATATACTTTCCTCAATTATTTATAACATTTTTATTAAAAAAGAACTCCCTTCTAAACTCAAAAAAGGGATTGAAACCGACTTTATCCTTACTTTTGCGGATAAAATAAAACGTATATGGGCTATTAAAAATGAACAATATTTAACTCAATCAGATGTCGCTTTACTTAGAACTAACAAAGTTAAATTTGGGCAAGGGGGAGATGTCGCATGTAGTGTTTCAAGTCTTACCGAAATATTAAGTAATTATTTAAAGGATTTTCAGTACACATATCGGGCGTTTTTGTTTGAAATACCGGTTAAGTTTACAAAAGAAGAAATAAAAAAAATAAACCCTCCTCATTTGGAGAAACGAATTAAAAAGGGTTCTTCCTATTATCAACTAACATCGTGTATTCTCTCTCAACAAAAAGGGAAACATGTAATATGTGGGTTTATTTGTGAAGATAAAGAATATATATATAATTCGAATCTTAGAACAGCGGTTGAATGTAACTGGACAAATTATGATTATCAACCCTATATTGATTTTTGTAAAAATGGAAAATACGATAATCCCGGTATACTTTACATGGAAGTAACAATATATACACTTGAAACACCCGACGATATTAAAGAAAATGAAACTGCTCAGGAAGAAGTGGAAGAAGCGGTGAGTTCATTTGTAACACCTGATATTGTGTGTCCGAATTTTTCTTCGTCTTCGGCATCCCGTTCTTCGACACCACGATCTCCTATAGCAAGACCGTCACCAACAATACCAAACAAAACCAAAAAATGCCCACGTGATAATCAAGAATTAGTAGACGGTAAGTGTCGCGTAAAATGTAGAGAGGGTCAAATAAGAAATCCTCTTACAGGACGTTGTATAAAAAACAAAACAGTTAAATGTCCTCGGTCAGACCAGGAATTAATAAATGGGAAATGTTACGTAAAATGTAAGCCGAATCAAACTAGAAATCCTGAAACTGGTCGTTGTAAAAAAACAATAAAATTTTTGCCGTTTTAAAATCCAACTCATTTATAAATAGGAGGTGTTTACGATAAAAGGGTTAAAGAATTTCCCATAGTATTTATTATTCGAATGAGTGCTTCAAACGCTGCCGCCAAAAAACGTCGTGCTATGATCCCCGCCAATTCAGCGGATTCGATGCCAAGTATAGGAGGACGACCCTATACATCTACCGTTTCGTCAGCACAACCGTCAACGACGGCGGGTCAAAAGGTATCCCCCTCTGCTCAACAGGGGTTTACTCTACAACAAGTTATATCAGTTATTGATAAACGGTTAGTTAGTTTAGAAAATAATGTAGATGAAATTAATAAAAGACAATCAACGGATTCTTCTGTACATTCAAACTCAGTTGGTACACAACCCTTTTTACCGGATGAACAAGCAGACTTTAACAAACAGGTGAATGAAAACTTTCAAATGATTAATGATAATTTAAATGAATATGACAATCGATTTGAAATACTGGCAAATGAAATTGCCGATATAAAAACAATTGTATTGAAACTTCAAAGTTATACTATGGATGTAAATAAAATGTTATTGGAAGAAAGACAACCCCTAGATACGTCATTTAATGAAACCCATCAAAATAATGAATGTGATTCACTTATTTTAAATGATATATATTCGTTTTCTACAAAAGAGGAAGAGACGTCATACAATATGTTGCCACCAGCACCGGATAATGATAAGGAAGTCATCCCATCTTAACCAACAAAATTTGAAAAGAAACGTTGTTTTATTATATTTTATTTTTATAAAATATTATACCGGTACGAAATACAGAAACAAACCGTTGTAGATGAATTATTAAAGATCTTTCTAAGAGAGCGTTAAAACGAAATACGGGGTCAATACAGTTTACACCATTGAAGATTTAATCAACGGATTCAATGGTTAACAGATTCAATGGTTAACAGATTCAATGGTTAATCTTTTTATTAGTTATATATATTGTATAAAATACTACTCTATATATGGTTTCAAATATTTTAAAATATGTAAAGATTTGAACTTTGTAAAAAAACCGAAATGCCTCCCCCCCTCTCGCGCACATACCAATTAAAGATGGTATTCACTGTACTGGATATATTTTGTTAGTAATTATTGTTTTATAAATTTATAAAATGGATATTACCAACTAGGTGAATAATTTATTCCTTTTTAGGAAAAGGAAAGGTGGTTACTATTTTTATAATAGATTACGGAAAATATATAAAAAAAAAATATTTTATAATAAATATTATGAATTCGTTCTTTTCAAAAGTTGCTAACCGTAAGAAGGAGGAACCCACTCTTCTAAACACATTCCAATTCAACTTTCTTTTATTAAATACAGTATATATATTACCTCTAACCGACAATACAATATCTAATCGTATTTTTATTGATTTTATTAATTTTCGCAAATTCGTTAATCGTTCCAATTTCAATGAAGTATCCGATCATTTTATAGGGTTAATTGTTGAAATTTTAAAAATACACAAAACGGTTGAACTTCATTTGAATCTAAAGAAATTCTCCATTACTGCTACCGAAAAATACAAAGACCTGGTATTAATGTTCTATGAAAAATACCAAATTAATTACGTAAATAGTATTAATGCTGTATATATTTACAATACACCCCATGTATTTGAAGCAATTAAAACTATTTTTATTAAACTCTCACCCCTTTCTAGTACATTCGATTTCGAACCCGTTTTATATTCAAACGCCGAGTCTCCCCAAAAACTAGCCGATATACTAAAAGAACGTATGAATTCTATATATGCCAACAACGACGGAGAGGACGCAGAAGATGACGAAACAACCGTATAAAGCGTTCGTCCGTTATTCAAAGAAATGGATTTTAAAATTAAAGATCCTTCAAAAATAGAGGTATTTACATCTATCTTTCAAATAATAAAATCTATATCGGAACAAATATCCATTCATTTTACGGATGAGAAAATGTTTATTCAAACGATGGATCCGTCAAAGGTGTCCGTCCTTGAAATCGCCATACGTTCTTCATGGTTCGATTTTTATTCCTGTCAGGAAGAGGATTTACAAATTGGAATAAATACCGGTATATTACACCGCATCCTTTCCTCCAAAGAAAAAACACAGACTATTCATTTTGAGTATAATACAGAAGACACCGGTAACGAAGATAAACTATTTGTAAATATGATTGAAGTAACCCCCGCCAAGGAACTCCAGATAAACAACGCAGGGGATGTTGTACCCCCCTCGACAACCGATGTCTCAGTTTCAAAGAACTATAAAAATGTATATAATCGCTATTTTGAAGTTCCATTAATTAACTTGGAAAATGAGTTAATGGAAATACCTACAATTGACTATGAAGCCGAGATTTCACTTCCTTCTATCAATTTCGCTATTTTGATTCATCAATTAAAAGGATTTGGCGAAGTATTAAACATAAAATGTAATGAAAATGATATACAGTTTATATCGAAATCGACGGAAAATGGAAGTATGCGGGTTGAAATTAAAATCGATGAACTAACCGGGTTTTCTATTATTGAAGGAGAAAATATAAATGTTTCCTTCAGTCTTCAATATATAAATACGATTTCAGCCTATAGCAAAATTTCAAAGACGGTGGAACTCAAAATTCGACGCGACTATCCTATACGGGTGGATTATGTGTTTGGTGAAGCAGAAGAAGGGAGTATAAAGTTTTTCCTATCGCCGAAAATCGGTGAAGATGATGATACGGCAATATAACCCGAATTGTTAACTCTTTGATGTTTTATTACTTTACACCCTCCAACAAATCTTATGTAAAAGTAAATATTTAATCCATATATGGTATTAATATATAGACTATATTACAAAAATACATAAATCTTTTACCGACAAATCTGACGATATAACCATTAAAGGGATGATATTATGTAAAATCATCGAATCCCATATAATTTAAATCGCGCCCAGTAACAAAATACGACAAACAAATACAATATAACAATCCACGCAAAAAAATATACTAATAATTTTGGTATATTTGTTCGAACCAGTTTTATTATTGAAAATGTCTTTACATGAAACAAAATACGGTTAGACAGATTATATGATTCTTATTCAAATAAAGACATTAATCCTTTAACGATTTAACCCACAGATTCCAGTGTTAATGATTTTATTATTTTAATCAGACATTGTAAAACACTAGATCATACATCGCGTCAAATATTTTAAAATAAGTAAAATATTTGTTTTATGTAAAAATGACAAAAAACGCAATTTAATTCTTTGCCGTTTCTGGACTTTTTAAACCTGTAACCCTTTGCCGATTATATCGACGAATTTGTCGGTAAATGAAATTTGTGTTTTGTAATGATATTTATATAGTTAATACCAATTATGGTTTCATCTTTTATTACAATATAAGAAAAATGAAAAATTTAAAAAGTTCAGAAACGACAAAGGGTTAACGATTTAATTTGAGGATTCAATGGTTAATGTTTTTTATTAGTTGTATAGATTATCTGTTGAACCTGAAATAACATATAACGGACAATTTACGAATATTTAATTATTGAACAGATATATTATGACTTTGAAACTTGTAAAAATAAAGTCGGTGAATATTTATTGTTATATCCTGAAATAAAAACACATTATTTAGATTTATCAATTGTATGTAAGAAATTATGTAAAATAGACACATTATTTCCACCAAATGGTTTATGAGTTGAATACTATAACGTTAAAGATTTACGAGATATAATTACAATCACACATAAGAAAAAGAAGATGAGTGTTATTTTGTAAATATTCAGGAATTGTAATGTTTAAATATAATTAACGTGCAAATCCCCTCACATTAATTAAAAACGAGATTTACAATGATAATTATTTTTCTACATTACATTTCGAAAAATGTTAATTTACCGTAGCTTGGCGAAGGCAAAATGTGGAAGGTGAATAAGTAGTTATAACTATTATTTTCGTGTGCGTTTCGTATATAAGTTATGTTTTTTTGTGTATCGTTTTTATACTTTACCGCCAATTTGTTACTTTTGAACGATATATTTTAAGGTTTTATCATACTGTATAAGATATTCTTTTATATACATCATAATAGTATTTATTGCGTGGCATTTTTCCTCATCTATTTTTTGTAAACCTTTTAACAAATACTTAGTTTTTAATCTTATAAATACTTCATGTAGTGTTAATTCTTCAAAATTACGAATACCTTCGCTTAATAGTTCTAAATATTCATCTAAATCTATATTACTTTGAATTTTAACTTTAATCTCTTCTACAATATCCCCAATAAAAAGTCTATTACGTAGTATGGTATTATATTCTACATCATTTGTATGATGACTAGATACAAAGCCTCTTTTATTATACCAAGATTGTGCTACATCTCCTGTAAGTATTTCTAATACACCTAAGTCAACATCACATTTATTAAATAGTTTCGATGAATCATCATATAATTCTATATATTTAACTTTCAGTTTTTTGCCGAGTAATTTAAATTTATTTAATATTTTTGTTCCGGATATTGTTTCTTTACCATTATTAAAAGATTTTAAATAAATAATTTCAATATAATCTGGAACGGATCTATTAAATATAATATCAAAGTCTAAATCTTCACTATCTTGGTCTTCATCAAGGTCTTCGTCATTTTGTCTGAAGTAAAATCTAAACATATCTTTACGATTAGTTTCAGCAATATATACTTTCATATCAAATGGAGTAAACAGACCATTAATAACTTCCGCAACACTTTTTTTCGTCCATATTTTTTGTTTTGGTGATTTTTTTAATGTTTCTTGTGATGAATCCTCTAATGGTTCTGGTGGTGATTTTTTTAATGTTTCTGGTGGTGATTTTTTTAATGATTCTGGTGGTGAATCCTCTAATGGTTCTGGTGGTGATTTTTTTAATGGTTCTGGTGGTGATTTTTTTAATGATTCTGGTGGTGAATCCTCTAATGGTTCTGGTGGTGATTTTTTTAATGTTTTTGGTGGTGATTTTTTTAATGGTTCTGGTGGTGATTTTTTTAATGATTCTGGTGGTGATTTTTTTAATGTTTCTTGTGATGAATCCTCTAATGGTTCTGGTGGTGATTTTTTTAATGTTTCTTGTGATGAATCCTCTAATGGTTCTGGTGGTGATTTTTTTAATGTTTTTGGTGGTGATTTTTTTAATGGTTCTGGTGGTGATTTTTTTAATGTTTTTGGTGGTGATTTTTTTAATGTTTTTGAGAAATTACTCATACCTAAGTATATACGACTACTCGTTTTCCGTATCCTGCCGAAAATCTTTGACATTATATGTAATAATATATATATATATATATAATGGAATTTATAAAAATTATTAACCCTTTAATGTTTTTAATATTTTACTTATTTTAAAATATTTGACACAATTTATTGTATATTGACCGATTAAAATAATAAAATCATTTATCCTTGAATCCGCTGGTTGAATCGTAAATAAGGATTTATAATTTTTCTAAATTGCATTCCAAAAAAAACATTTTTGGCTCAGGTGATGCCTCTTCTAAACATATTAACATTGTTTGAAACAACCATTTTATAAAATTCTATATTTAGTATTTTATAAAATATTTAAAACAATATATGGTAACAACCAAAATTGTATATTAATATGTATATTTTTAATTAATGTGCGGATTTGCACGTTAAATCAATTAAGGGTTAATTAATAAATATAATTATATTATATAAAATTAATGACAACTCCTCCATCATCAAGTATCAACCATAGCCTTTCAGAAAAATCTTTCAGCTCAACTATTCATGTTCCACAAGATCCTAACCATATTATTATTACATCAGATGATTTACAATTATTTAGTTCAAAAGAATCTTTAGGAGATAAAACATCTATTGAATTTAATGAGTGTGAATTAAATCAAGATATAATAGAATTATTAGATAGATTACAATCATTAAAAAAATTATCCTTTGTAAATTGTACGTTTAGGAGTATACATAACCGTCATCCCAAACGCTTGTTTCAACATGATCCCACTATCCCCATTAGTTACAATGAAAATACGGGTATACATATACGTCGTTATGAATCTTTAGAAGAATTATCTATTACAAATTGTGATGTCGAAGAATTAATACTGGATCATTTACCTAATTTAATAAAGTTAAATTTTAATTCACTACCAAAATTACAACATTTAATAATAACTAATTGTGATGAAATGAAAGATTTAAATCTTGATTTAAATAACTTAACAAATTTAATTATTAGTTGTCGTAGTTTAAAATCTTTAAATATAGTTAAATTACATAAATTAGAAACTTTAGAAGTTCATAGTCATGAATTAAAAATATTATATATATCAAGAGTGGATAATCCAAAAATAAGCTTAATTTATATGAGTGAATGTAGATTATTACAACAAAAAATAAATGATTTGATCTTAAAAAAAAATAAACTATCAAAAAGAATGATGATTAAAAAAAATCATGATCAAAGTACGGAATTAATTATGTTGTTTGAAAAATTGATTGAAATACATGAAAAATTGATTGATATACATAGCGCAAAACAAATGTTACCAAGAATGTTTAAACAAACTCGATTACCCGAAGATGCAATAAAGGTAATAACTGAATACGGTGGTAAAACACAATCAAAAAAACAAAAAGCAAAAAAAGAAGGACAAAAAAACAAAAAGCAAAAAAAACAATTTAACTCTTGATCGATTATATTGACGGTAAAGATATATATAAATTATTTAACCCTTTGCCGATTACATTTACGGATTTGTCAGTAAAGTAATTTTGTATTTTGTAACGAGATTTATATAGTTAACCCTTTAACGTTTTCGATATTTTTACAAAAATCAAATATTTTACTTATTTTAAGATATTTGGTTCGATGTATGGTGTAGTGTTTTATAATGACCAAATAAAATAATAATTTCATTAACCCTGAAATCCGCGGGTTAAATCGTTAAAGAGTTAATACTAGTTATAGTTTTAATTTTTATTACCATATAAGAAAAAATTAAAAAGTCCATAAATGGCAAATGGTTTATTTAACCCTTATTTGATTTAACGTTCAAATCAGCACATTAATTAAAAACGTTTTTTACAATAATATTTATATTGTGTTACCATTAGTGGTATTACCCCTTATTTGAAACATCCTTTTTATAAATTTCTATTTTTTTAGTATTTTATAAAAAATAACAGCATACTTAGTAACAAAGTAATAATGACATTGTAAATACTGATTTTAATTAATGTGCGGATTTGCACGTTAAATCAAATAATGTTTAAAGTAAATGTAAAAATTATTTGGTAATAATGGATAATGCTGTTATTCATAAATCATAACTAATACGAGAAAAGATAGAATATGACAATAATTACTTTCTATATAGTGTTCTTTACCATCTAGAAATTAACCGCATAGAAGAGTTCTTTAGTCAGTTAAAACATTATATAAAAAAGGAAAGTCCAAATACATATGAAGATATTTATAAGGTAATTTCTAATATTTTAGAGAAGAAAATAACAAAGGAACATTTAACAAATTACTTGAAACATAGTTATAAAATATATAAATCATAACTACGTCTTGTCTCATTTTTCTTTTTGTTCGGTGTAATTACATACAACTTATTACAATCAGTCAATGTAAATAGTAATTGATTAAATATTACTCATTCCAATTGAATATATGACGAATGTGTATTTTTTGATCTGCCTATATATTTTTTATTTTGTGGTTCTAGTTGTGTGGTTCTAGTAATTTCATTATATAGTTGTTTTTTTATATTTGGTTTACTCTTTTTACTTTGCGAGAGTTGGTTATTGTATGTTAATGAAATATTTGTTATGTAAATGTTATAAACATTACTCGGACTAAATAATAATTTTATTTGTGAACTATTTATGTAAAATGTCTTTGAATATAAAGTCCAATCAATCCATTTATTAACTAATGTATCTACTGTATCAAATAATACATTGTTTAAATAAATATTTAAAGGGTTTTTTTATACGTGCTTCGTCTACCACAATACAGAAAAGATAAAGTATAGTTACCTACATGTGGTATATTTATTAATTGATAAATATTAGACCAGAATAAATAGTTTTTGGTAAAATAACATCACCGAATGTACCGTTTTTTACTAAATTTAACGACATTCTTATAATAAATTGAGATAATTATCTAATCCCATATAATTGAAATCTCGCCCAGTAACAAAATACGACAAACAAATACAATATAACAATCCACGCAAAAAAATATACTAATAATTTTGGTATATTTTTTCGAACCAGTTTTATTATTGAAAATGCCTTAATTATAACAAAAAATAAGACAACTAATACAATTAACAACGGCTGTAAATATGGATAATAAAAGTAATGAGTCATTAATCCTATAAAAAATTGGTAATATGTATTGGGCTCTGTACCTGTTTTCAATATATAGCGAGTAATATTGTCATATATAATAAAATAACGCTTTAAAAAATCTATATAGTATTTATTACAATTATTACATACCAAAAAATGGAGTTTTAATAATGTTCTCGGTGTATTTTCATCAGGGTTTTCTTTGATTACTTGATGAGTCGTCCTTGAAAAGTCGAATAATATATAATCATTTTTATTTATTTTTTTTTCTTTATCAAAGAAAACAAACTTGGTTGAAACATTCGTATTTTTATTTGGAGATAAACCAATAATTATTCTATATAACGAAGCGTTGTTGAAAGAACAGACAGTATGACAATCTTTATGGATCACTATATTTCCAGTTGCTCCATATAAATTTGTTTCTGCTACATTCTCTACAGTCTTTGTGAAATTGGAATAATATAACTCGTCCATCTCTCTCACATTTGTTTTTATACAAGTTTTTTTGTTTTCGCATAACTTATCCCAGAACGGATGAGATTGTATTATATTTAGTTTTTCTTTCAAAGAAGGGGGTAACGTATTATACCAAGTATGATATGTTGTCAAGTTTTTATCGGGAATGGTTTTATAATATTCATTGTATATCTCGTCGATTATTGGTTGTAAATCCGTTGGCAATTTTCCTATACCTATCTTTCCTTCATTTTTGCTCGTGTGTGTTAATAACTCCATTGTTAGTTAAATGTATTATATATTAGATATTAGATTTATAGTATTAGAGAATATTATTGTACAAAATTTACAAGATTTTGTAATGACGTGTATATTAGTTAATACCATTTATGGTATCATTTTTATTATGTATAAGAAAAAAATGAAAAATGTAAAAAGAAAAGTCTAGAAACGGCAAAGGGTTAAATAAATATTATATTACCATTTCGCCTTTTTTACATTTATTTGTTGATGTCCCTTTTTACGCGACTTGTTTGGATCGAATTCTTCTTCTTCGTCGTCGCTTCCTATTCCTTTTGACAAATTCCAAAACTGCTCGTCACCCAACCTAAAATCCGGTCTTTTCTCCGCCTTATACCAAAATACCTGGTCTGTGATTTTATTACTCTTCGCATTGTTGTGAATTACCATACATTCGTAATTTTGCGAGGTTTGGTCAAAGACGCTACAAAAAGATTCCAATGAAGGAAACATACTGGCATAATTTTCCCAAAGCCGTTTCCGATTTTGTAATGATGGTTCTCTCAAAATAAATACATAATCAATGTTACATCTAAGAATCGGTGGAATACCTAAAGCGTACTGTAAAGTTATCACCAAAAGAACCTTCCAATGTCGTCCGTTTAGAAAAAGGAGTCGCATTAATTTGTCTCGAGTCCAACTACTATCATATAAGCAATCATCTAGAATACAAAAGCAACGCGGGTCGATACTGGTTTTTTTATACGTTTCCATTTCACGCGCCATTTGTTTCATTACTACTTTTTGACGTCTCAATACATTTTCAATTAAAACACTGCTATATTCATTATGTATGAATAGTGCGGGAACGTGATTCGCGTAAAAACCATTTCCGGCTTCTGTTCCCGAAATAACAGTTCCTATAGGCACATCCTTGTGATGGTAAAGAAGGTCACGAACCAAAAACGATTTACCCGTGTCACGTCGACCAATCATAATAACAACCGGCCCTTTCGCCTCATCTGGGCGGAATGTAATTGTTCGCATATCAAATTTACGTAGTTCTAAAGTCATTTATATATAATAATCTATTAATCAATCTGGTTTAACGAACATTTTAACTGATAAGGGACAGACGGGGTGAGGGGGGGAGTCGTTGCTTTATTTTTAACCCTTATTTGAAACGAACCAATCAAATTTAACACCACTAAAGGTAACACAAGATAAATATTAATGTAAACTCGTTTTTAATTAATGTACTGATTTGCACGTTAACCCTTTAACGATTTAACCCGCGGATTTCAAGGTTAATGCTTTTATTATTTTAATAGGTCAATATAAGATACTATATCATACATCGTGACAAATATTTTAAAATAAGTAAAATATTTGATGTTTGTAAAAATGTTGAAAACGTTAAAGTATTAAAGAAGTATTACTCATTTATATATTATGTATCATTATTTTCACCTCCATCTACTTTAACCACACCCGCACAAATCCGTTTTGTCGATAAATAGCGTTCAAAATGGGTAGTCCTTCTACGCAAATTACACGACAAACACGCAATTACTATATTCTCGCAGTTATGCCCATACGTATTATCGAGCCGTTCGATTGTCCATTGTTTTGGTTCTCTTACATATTCATATAACACATTTGTCGGTTCTTTACAATAAAAGCATATCATCGACGATTCTTTCAATTTGCCAAGAACAAAATCAACCGTCACGAACATTGAAGCGTCGTATTTGTTTTTCTTTAAATCCTGGTCTTTGTAACTTCGCAGTTTCGCTTTGATTTGTGAATATATTATTTTTTGATATTTATCAATTGAACCATTGTCGGTTAAACCAATCATATTTAATACGGCTAATTGATTATCATATCTTAATTCTTCGGGGGAAAACTCCCATCGTTTGGTTTCGGTTATAACACGTTTGGAACGTTCCTTTTCCATTTTAATTTTTTCATGATTTGTTGTTATCAATGATGAAAATACATTTGTTTGTTTCGTTGTCCGTTTTGAAATGTTTGGATTAAATACAACCGTTTTGTTTAAAGAATCCGATTCCATTCGTAGCACAATACTTTACACTATATACTTTTTTATAATAGATAATTCTTCTTCTTTTAAAAAGACAACTGGAAAGGTGGTTTGATCCGCCCCCGCCGTTTTATCTTTAATAAAACGTAAAAGCATCTCAACAATCGCACATATCCCTCTTTGTTTAATATTCACTGTATTTTCCTGAGTATACTCATTTACCTGTTCACCCGATCCACCAAACAACGACCGTTGTCGATTATACAACTCAACATAATAATTCAATATTTCAATAGAACGTTGTTTTCCCGCCTGTGTTATATCAAATCCCTTGTTTCGTTTATTATTTTTATCGCGAATTTTAAAGACGCCTTTTTCAATAAATCCGAATATATCGCTGATTCGGTCAATCGGGACAACAAATCTCTTTAAATATTCTAAAAACGGTTTTGTATTGTATTGTTGAACCCAACCACCTTGAAGTGTATACGAGAAGATTACTAAATTCTCTTGTTCATCGACGAGGGCAAATACGTGTTTTTCGTTCCCCAACCGTCTTTCTTTGAAATATTGGTGTATTAGATTATTTAAATCCGTATAGGTGAGTGATAACTGATTGGGGACTTCCGTGTCCGACTGCTCTTTTCCTCTAAACATTTCATCTAATATTAGTAATTTTTCTTTCGAATTCAAAGAATCCAATAACTTGTATATAGAATATTTAATTATCTCTTCTGTTGTAATACCGAAGGTAAGATTTAAATGATCACGTATAAGTCGAATATTCATCGCAACTGTTCGTTCCTTATCCGGTTTATGTTCTATATTGTCTATTCGGGGGGAAATAAGAGTAAGATAACTAGATTCTATATCATCTATTATTTGGGTTAGTTTGTCCCTTCTTCTTGTTTGAGTAGGAAGAGTGGTCTGTGTTGCGGAAGGTTCATTCTCTATCAATTGGGGAGAAGGAACAAGGGGGGGGATAAGAGGAACAAGCGTGTGTGGGGGTGGTGGCTGAGGGGCTGAAACCGCAACCGTAACGGTTTCATTCTCCTGTTCTTTGAAATCATCCGGTACTTGAAGCTTTAATTCGCTACGTTTGTATTCAATCGGTACAGATCTTTCATAAATAGAAATATTTTCATCTGTTATTTCCACCGGTTGAAAAGAATATACATCTCCTTTATTGACCAAATTCCCCAACCGGTCATATTTATCAATCAAATATTCATTTTTATTTTGAATGAGATATGTTAAAGAACTGTATATTTGTTCAAGAGGATAGACTCGTTGTGAATTTAAAGACTGTATAAGATTTTTCCGAGTATAAAACGATCTTTCTTTGAAAAGTCCACGGATACGTTCAATAATCCGCGAATTATTGTCACTAATAAACTCCAACCCAAATGTGCTTTTATCGGCTTCAAATGAGGGGTCGTCAAGATTAATCGCCTTTTCTCCATTGGACGGTACATGACATTTATATTCGCAATTATCCATATAGTCGCACATATCAGTATATGGTTTATCACCAATAACATGATCGATTTCCGCCCCTCCTTCACTACTTATATGAATTTTTATATTTTGATTTTCCACCATGGCGTTGAATTTTTCAACGGAGAAATTGGTTTGTCCAATATTTAACATACAATCTACCGCAGTTTCTTTAATAATTCGAGTAACCCGTCCAATTTGAAGTGCCTTTCTCTCCGCCGTTCGATAAACATATGTGTCGGCACATTCTTCTTCTGGACGGGTTGGAAGAATAGAAGAATGGAGGAATATTTCGACATTACGTTCTTCGAATGGCAAAGAACAATGACTGAGGTTACGAACCCCTCTCCCAATAATTTGTTCTATACGATTCATATTGTACCACGGTTCCATCACGTGTATTTGGCGGATATTACGGAAATCTAGACCTTCCGCACCTGCCTTCGATATAATGACTATCTTTACAAGTTCGCCGTATTTGTTTTCTTCGCTGGTAATATATTTTATATCTTCATCATTTGTAGGAGAAAATGACATATCACCGGAAATAATAGTATATTTGGCGGGTTTAAATACAGCAGTGGCATCGGACATTCTTAGATCGGTTCGAGTTTTCATTGTGGCTGAATCGACGGGTTCGGTTGGTGGGGTCTGAAAAAGGGATTTTGTATAAGGTGCACTACCGTATCGTGTGATTCCCATTTCTTCAAGTGCCAAAGAAATAGGGACTATTCCGCCATCAATATATTGGGAATATATCATTATTATTCCTTTCGAAGATTTACGTATAATATCACATATAGTGGATATTTTACCACTGTATTTTGAAATATTATCTCGATGAAATATACGACCATATTTCGCAAGAATACCTGGTTTGTAATTATAGTTGAATTTTTCAGGTTGTGTATTTTCTGCGGAATTGTCTTGATAATCCATTACTTCGTCGAGTCCTCTTTTTCCAACAATAAATGGTATTTGATCGATCGATTTTATACCGTCAGCTTCCAATAATTTATTTGGATATATCATATTTAATGATTGTATAGGAAATTGTAATTTACTATAACCGAACGCATCAATTGATTCTGTTCCGTCTTCTGTTACATTAAGAGGAGTGTTTTTCATTGAAGAGTTTTCTATTGTATTACGTGTAATAGTATTAGTATAGTAAACATCATTGTCTTTATTGGTACTTTGTTCTGGTAATTTATTTCTTTGAATTATTATTGAAGAAGAGGGGATAGATTCGGGACGGGGTGTGGTTTCAAACTCCGTTTTGACAGATTCGGGACGAGAGTCGGTAACAGATTCGGGACGGGGTGTAGTTTCAAACTCCGTTTTAACAGTTTCGGGTGTGGTAGATTCGGGACGAGGGTCGGTAACAGATTCGGGACGGGGTGTAGTTTCAAACTCCGTTTTAACAGAGTCGGGTGTGGTAGATTCGGGACGAGGGTCGGTTTTGACAGATTCGGGACGGGGTGTGGTTTCAAACTCCGTTTTAACAGATTCGGGTGTGGTAGAATCGGGACGAGGGTCGGTTTTGACAGATTCGGGACGGGGTGTGGTTTCAAACTCCGTTTTAACAGATTCGGGTGTGGTAGATTCGGGACGAGGTGTAGTTTCAAACTCCGTTTTAACAGATTCGGGTGTGGTAGATTCGGGACGAGGGTCGGTTTTGACAGATTCGGCGTTAGGGTTTTTAACGGGGTCAATTACTGGTTTTTTGTTAAGAAAGTCAAAAAACCCTCCTCCAGTCATACTATTACTTTCAGCTGTTCCTGTTTCTATAGTATCGTTCGATTCAGAATCTTTTATAAAATGTTGATTCTTTAAAAATGTAACAATCATATTATAACCTTTCTCCTGTGTTTCCCCCATGTTGGTATAATAAACCGGAACGTATTGAAGGGGAGAATTAATAGCACTCTCATTAATCTGGTATTTTGGCGGAGTAACAATAATATCAGTTCGTGTCTTATAAATTCTAAACGGAAAGGAGTAAGGATTTTCACTACGAACATAGGAAACATACCCAGTCAATTTACGTATAAGAAGCGATTTTCCATTTTCTTTCCACCGATTATCAGGGGCATCTGGGTTCGCGATTTCTTTAAAATTTCCGTCTTTGTCAAATACATCTGTTATTTTTATTTGTGAACGTTTATCATTAATATTTAATAAATTTACTAACCAGACAATTTCACGATAGGAATTATACATCGGAGTCGCGGAAAGAAGTAAAAGACGTAAATTGTCGCTATGTTCCGCAATTTGAAAGAGAAATTTCGCCGTGCTCTTGTTTTTATTGTCGTCAACTAAACGTATATTATGGACTTCATCTACAATAATAAACCGGTTATTAAATGTTTTTTTAATATTTTTAATACGGTATCTTTCACGTTCTTTTTCTTTCACAACAATCGGTGGTATAGCGTTTATTCTTTTACTGGCGTAATTAGAAAATTCTATATATCCCATAAAATCATAATAGGTAGTAATAATAGAATTAATGCTACTTATAACTTTTTCTCTTGACATTCCAGTTAATTGTGATGGATTAATTTCATTAATAAACGTATTTCCAATACAACTCTGTATATTCCATACACCATTTACTTGTTTTAGTTTTCTTTCATTGAACAGTTGAAGCCGAAAATTGTCTTGAACATTGGGAGAAGCAATAATAATAATTTTATGTTTATTTAATCCAACCTGTTTCATATATTTACGGTTTTCTTCGGCAATACCAATCGCACTACACGTCTTCCCTGTTCCAAGTCCGTGATAGAGAAGAAGACTGTTGTAAGGAGTTTGTAATGAAAGAAAGTTTTTCACGAAAATTTGGTGAGGAAATAGTTCAAACTCTGCGTGACAAAGTGTATTTGATTGTTCTTTAATATCATATATATTACCATCATACCTGAAATCATTGAATTCTTTACGTTTGGCGATTTTCGTATTAAAATTTGGGTCATTCAAGTCGGGATATAGGAAGGGGAATTCGTCGGTGGAAGGTTTTTCATTGATTTTATACTCAAATAGTTCTTTAAAGTTTTTAGATTCATTACTGTTTTGTTTAAACTGTTGTTTGTCAAATTCTTTGGAGAAATCCTCTGGTTTTAAAGAGGAAGGTATTATTCCAAACATTGGAGGAGCAGGTATGCTTTCTGGAGTTTTTACTCCTTCGGGACTTTCGCCAATTTTATTGCTTCCTTCGCTTCCCTCGCTTTTTGTTTCTTGTGGGGAGGGTTGAGTAATTGATACTCTATCTGTGTGAATTAATTCTTCATTTTCTATAGTAGGTTCTTTAATAGAATCTTCTGGTTCTTTAAGAGTTTTATTTTCAGATTCCTCTTCCGGAAGAGTTTCGTTTCCAAATTCCTCTTCCGGAAGAGTTTTATTTTCAGATTCCTCTTCCGGAAGAGTTTTATTTTCAGATTCCTCTTCCGGAAGAGTTTCGTTTCCAAATTCCTCTTCCGGAAGAGTTTTATTTCCAAATTCCTCTTCCGGAAGAGTTTTATTTTCAGATTCCATATCTATACTTGATTCATTTAAAGGAATAGGGGGTAATGGTAAATTATCCGGTTCAGTATTTTTAATAATTAAAACATTTTTCTTTGTTTTTATTGGTTCTTTCGTGTTAGTTGATTCGCATAACCCAGTTTTACGGTTTTTGCGTGTACCATTCGGGCATCTTTTACGTTCATTTAAAGGAACTGTATTTTTCCCTTTGTTTGGATCACAGTTGCCGGTTTTACGGTTTCTTCTTGAACCATTCGGGCATCTTTTACGTTCATTTAAAGGAACTGTATTTTTCCCTTTGTTTGGATCACAGTTGCCGGTTTTACGGTTTCTTCTTGAACCATTCGGGCATCTTTTACGTCCAGTTAAAGGATCTATATTGGGTAATTTTAATGATATATTTTTTGATTCACACAATCCTGTTTTCGGATTTTTGCGTGAACCATTCGGGCATCTTTTATGTCCAGTTAACGGATCTATATTGGGTAATTTTAATGATATATTTTTTGATTCACTTGATTCACATAATCCTGTTTTCGGATTTTTGCGTGAACCATTCGGGCATCTTTTATGTCCAGTTAACGGATTTATTGGTATTACAGGTAAATTTGAAGATTGTATATCGGTTTCGGTGAGCGGTTCAACAATGGTTTGATTAGGAGGGCGGGTTGTGGGATCAATGGTCGATTGAAGAGTAGACTGGGTGTAAGGTTGGACAGGTTCTATTATAGAATTTGGAAATTCAATCGGCTTTGGTAAAACAGGTTCTACAGATACTAATGGTTGTAATCCAAAATTCGCTATATTACTTACTATAGGGGGTATTGAATTAATCATATTTTTTTTTGAATCTTTTTTTGGTTTAATCGGATCACAATTACCGGTTTTACGGTTTTTTCGAGTTCCCTTAGGACATTTTTTATTTTTAGTATTTGTAGATTCCATAATATCCGTAATATCCATATTATAAAATATATAATTATTGTATAACTATTTATTGAAACTCCCGTTTATAATTTACTAAAAATTAGTATTTTAGTAAATATTTAACAATATCGGTGTGAATAATATATATATAGATGAGTACACAAATACAAGAGTTAATAAAAGACTTGGATTATATTGAACAATATTGTTCAACAAAATTGCCTGAAACAAAGAAAAAAAAATTGTTATTGAGGTGGCATCCTGATAAAATACTTACGAAATTAGAACTTCATAACTATCCAGATGTCGATTTGGTGGAAAATTATATAAAACCGATATATTTATTTATTATTAGTAATAATAACATACCAGAGATAAAAGTCAAAATAAATACATTAAAGACAAAACTAACAGAACGTATTAAAATTATAGAAAAACATAAAGAAGACGAATTAAAAAAATTATTAGCCAAAGAACAAGCGTTTAAAGAAGCTCAAGAAAAAGCAAGACTAGCCAAAGAAAAATCATTTAAAGAAGCTCAAGAAAAAGCAAGACTAGCCAAAGAAAAAGCATTTAAAGAAGCTGAAGAAAAAGCAACACTCGCCAAAGAACAAGCCATAAGAGAAGCCAATGAAAAAGCAAGACAATTTAATATAATGGATGATAAAGCCAAAATAAAAGAGATTGAACAAAAAGCAATTGAATTTAAAAACCAACAAATAATAAAAGTATCAATTAAAGAAATAGAAAGTATTATTGAAGCGGTGAATAAATACTATATGACTATTAAAGGTATTGAAACTTCTTATTTTGAGGATGATATTTTTCATACCCCAAATGAAGGTAATGATTCTTCTTCTGGAAGTCAACATTTTTTAGACGTTTTTTCTGGTGAAGAAATTATTAGAGATTCGGATAAAGAGATTATTATAGATGATTTTTCGAGTAAAAAATCGTTTAACGATAACGTCCAAGACAAAGAAGCAGAAGAAACACAACGTAAAGCAGAAGAAAAAGTAAATGAAGAATTTACACAAGCAGAAGAAGCACAACGCAAAGCAGAAGAAAAAGTAAATGAAGAATTTACACAAGCAGAAAAAGCACGACGTAAAGCAGAAGAAAAAGTACGGAAAGCAATTGAAGAATTACGGAAAGCAAATGAAGAACGAGAAGCAAATATAATAAAGAAAATAGCAAATAGTAAAAAAGCAGCACAAAAATACGAAGAGGAAATTAATAACATCGCAAATCAAAAACTAATAAAAATAAGAAATGATATATTTAAAAAATATGAAAAATATATATTAAAAAAATATAAATATCGAGCTTATCAAGCACCGGTTAAAAAAAAACAAACCCTACGTAAAGAAGGTTACAAATCATTAAGATCTTTTATACCTATACCGCGAAATAAATCCCAGTTATCTCACCGCGAATTAAATAAAATCACGAGAAAAGGTCAGAGAAAAGATAGAATAAAGACACAAAAAATGGACGTTGATGAACCTGAACCTGGACTTTCTTTTCGTCTTGATCCAACCGCACCAATAATAAATAATTATATGAGTAAGAAAACACGTGAACATTTATTTAATAAAACCAGAAAAATACACCAAATTCCGATGGACATTGAAGATCCGATGGACTTTGAACACGCGCGAACGATATAACCGTTTCACCTATCGACATTTTTACATACAAAAAGTTAGTATTTATACCAAAATAAAAAATTAACTCTTTACCGATTTAATCCGTGGATTAACTTTTTTATTAATTGTATATATATTGTATAATATACTTGACTATATATGGTTTCAAATATTTTAAAATATGTAAAATATTTGAAGTTTGTAAAAATACCGAAAATGTTAAAACAACCGGGTTAACTTTATACTTGGTAACAAAATATTTTTTAACGGGATTTTTGTCCCAATTTAAATCGTCAAGGATGTAAAGACCATCAAAAACGTCAAAGAGTTAATTAAAAATACTGTATTTATTCAAAGCATTTTCTATATTGGTTATCATGCGTTTCTTCTCCACGTTATATGATCGAATTAAAGACAAAGATTCTTTAAAGGATGTCCATTTGATACACGATACTTCTGTTTTTTCAAAATCCCCTGTTTTCAAAGAATTTTCATATGTCATATACATCAAATAATATTTATGTCGGTAACATTTAAGATTCGAACCAATAAATACTTCCTCAAACGTATTGACATTTTTTAAAATAGTCATTTCTTCTTTCGAATAACCGGTTTCTTCCTCCATTTCTCTAACCGCACAGTCGTAGTCATTCTCTCTATAATTACGGCGTCCTTTACAAAATCCCCATTCCGGTTCTTTCCACGATTCGGCATTTAATGTCTCCTGTTCAATCTTTATTTCTTTTACAATATCTGAAATTGTAAAATGTGGCGTACCGTTTACAGCCCACCCATTCTGTAATATATTGAATTTATCACGGGTATTGATTTTATCAGTACCACCCGTAGTTTCAATTAAACACGTATTATTAACATCAGAAGTACTATGTGAGTTTTTCACAACAGAAGAAGGGACATCCTTACGGAATTCATCATTCGGATTAGGTTCGTTGTTTTTCCATAGTTCATACCATAAATATTCAAACGTTTGTGTCATTATTTGGTCTTGTTCAACTACCGACATATCATTAATAAGTCGTTTAATATATTTACGGTTAAAGAGAGAGTATTTGCCTCGTAAAAAATCGACATATGAAATTGTGTCTCTTCTGCGAATCATTAAGTATTGACGTTCTTTCTTATTCGTTTCAGGGCTATACATATAACGAAAAACAATAATACCATAACTAGTAATAGGATTTTTACATTGGTAAAAACCATGTCCGGATTTACCACAATTATTACAATAATTAGTACAATTCGAACCAGTGTTTTCGTGAGGCTTAGCAGATAAGATAAAAGCAGAACGTTTATTATAAACGTTATTTGGCAATTCTTCTTCTATAAATGGGGGTCGATAAGAATGATATTTATTGTTGTTTTTAGTTATCTTTGAAGAAGGATGAAATATATTATTATTGTTCGCGTGTAACGTATGACTTTTATAACAATACGGCTGAGTTAAGCAGTCGTTCGGTATATACGAATATATCGATGGATCAGTTGAATAACGGTTACGCGAAAAAGTCTGATTTTCCCGATAGTTATATATTCCAGATTTATTAATATTATTTTCTCTGTGGGGTAATTTAGTGGACGTGGTGGTTGTAGTAAAAGAGGATGGATCTCGCATATTTTTTGAATCAACGTCAATGTTGGAACGAATGTAGGAGGAGGAGGGGGGGGTCGGGGTATCTAAAATCTTTTTCATTTTATCTATAAATTCGGATCGATCAGATTCAGACAAATAGTGTAATCCTACGTCGACGGGTTGGTTCTTTGGTTGGTTGTTTAAAAAGTAAGGGGATAAGATTCTTTGGAAAATGACAGAATGATCTTTTTCTATAGAAGTATTATATTTATTAGGTTGATAATTCATTGTAAAATAACATATATAATCTTATAGTTATTTTTTATATAACTATATGTATTTTAATAAACCAGCGAAAATAGAACATTCAGGGGAAATTAGGAAGATAAAAAAATTAAACGCGGATGTATGGGGGAGGCATTATTGGTTTTTCTTACATACTGTCGCTTATAAATATCCCGATTTCCCGAATGCCGTGACGAAACGAAAATACTACGATTTAATCAGTAATTTTCCAATTTTTATTCCGGACGAAGAAATGGGGAATCGTTTCGCGTCGCTTTTAGATAAATATCCAGTAACGCCCTATTTAGACAATCGGGAGTCATTTATTCGGTGGTGTTGGTTTATACATAATAAAATTAATCATATATTGGATAAAGACGAAATTGACCTATATGAATCTATTGATAGATATGTTGAAGAATATGAACCTCCTATATTAAAAAACGGATGGTGGATTAATGGCTACTGGTTTTATAGTAAAAAAAATGTTGTGTTTTTAGTCTTGTTACTAGTTTTAATTACTATTCTAGTGTATTTTTCATATTTGAACCGTTTCTAAAAGTTTACTTACCTCTCCCACCCCCCACTCACCCACTCCATCAAATATTTTATGATAATTTATAAAATATTTGTAATTATATATGGTTGTATGGTTTGTAGTAAATGATAAATAACACGAATAATCTCGTAAAATAATTCGAGTATATTATCAATGGCTATTTCGTTAATATCAATATATGTATAATAGTAATTATTCATTTTTAGTATCTCAATAAAACCATGTATAACAGGGTAAATAGAATCAATTTTTTACATTTTATTGTCACGTACGTAAATAAATCGTTGAAATATGGGATTATTTAATTGATTTTGTGGCGTGTGTTGTGTTACTTTATGTGCGATGGCACGATATAATTTAAACCCGGGGTATCGTTCATCTCCCGTTTTTTTGTAAAGAATGCTTTTCCCCTTATCATCTAAACACCATTCATATATAATTGTTTGAAATTTGTCGAGTTTCTTCAATGAAGGTTTATGGTTATTTCCATCAATAATAAAATCGTATATACTACATCCTAACCGACAAAGATCGAAACTGTAATTCGGTAATACAGTCGTCTTTTTCTGGTTATGAAATGGTGGAAAATTGTATTGGGTTGATGCGTCACCTTGGGGGGAGAAACTATCGCTACAAAATATCTTATTTTGGAATTTATATATCGCTCTTCCAAAATCAATAATCTTGTAAATACGTCCATAAGTTGGAACACGATAATTAATATTATTATATTTGTAATATAAATATTTTTGATTAGTATTTACATAAGTTATATTATTTGTATGGAGGTCGTTGTGAGTAAAATGGAAGACTTTTTGGTATACAATAAGAGTCATAATTATTTGAAATAGAGCAGAAATACCGGTTTTTTCATCGATTAAATCATCCATAAACAATTGATCGAGAGTTCCGTCGCACTTTTCCATACAAATTAATTGTATAGGAAAATTCTTAATATATGCGTGAGTCTCATTATCGGGGTTTTCATCCTCATCTTCCCATTCTTCGTCATCCTCCTCTTCCTCGTTGTCATCTTCCTTACCTTCCTCTTCCTCGTTGTCATCTTCTTCCATTTCTCGGTCATCTTCCTCTTCCTCGTTGTCATCTTCTTCTTCGCTTTCCTCTTCCTCGCTTTCTTCGCTTTCCTCTTCCTCACTTTCATCACTTTCCTCTTCCTCGTCGTCGCTGTCATCTTCCTTGCATTCGTCCTCTCCGGTATTCGTTTTAGAATATAATTCCACCGGTTCATCTTGTCCTTCTTCCCCCATATTCGTTTCCAATTCGGTTATTTCAATTGGTATTATTTCATCAACGTCAATATGTCTCGACTTTTCACTGTATATATGTAGTTTTTTGCGGTTCCCATTTGAAGAACTCGTACTATTATCTGATTTTAACGACGTTTTCAAATTCTCTAAAACGAACAACTTATCAATGTTTGATTTAAAGAATTCAAAATTCTCCAAATACTCAACATCTTCTTCAATATTTATCTTAAAATGTTCTTGAATACCTAAATATGAACCATAATAATCAATACCGTGTTGAAAATTAAAATTATTTAATAAAAGACTCGATAGATAATAAAACAAACAATCAACATAAGAAGCATTATGTATAAATGCCAACTTCGAATCAATCGTTTTACTACCTTCTTCCATAAACCTATCCGATCCGTTACCAATAAACCCAGGTAATTTTACCGCCGTGTCGCTACTTAATACAGCGGTAGTTCCATATTTACCCGCCATGTAACGAACCGGGTCAATAAGGGGTGAAAATTTAATGTATAATTCTTTCTCAAAGCTTTTACCGGTAGTTATATCAATAATTTTAGAAGGAATTTTCGCTTCATCTTGAAAGACACAATGGTATTTATGATTAAATGTCACATTGTTATAATTCTTTTCATTTAATTCAAAGAAAACGGAATATAGAGGATTATATTGTTGTATATGCCGAATGTTAAACGGATTATAAAAAAGACTATCTGTATCATCGGTTGAAGAGATGACGGGATTATTTAGATGAACCTGTGTATTTTTTGTCTTATGGTAATTGAAAAAAGGCGTAATATCTCCTATAGTATCTATGTTTTGTTCTAAAACGGATTCTTTAGAAGTATTTGGGTAATTATTATTTTTCTTTAAAGAAGTAAAAGAAGCCATATACATTCTTTAGTAAAACTAAATTTATTAAAAAAACGCGGTTATATGTAAATATGGAATACCAACAAATAATTATACTTACTATTACAGTAGTATCTTGTTTATTACTATACTTTATATACTTTACTTTCTTTGATCGATCCCCTATCCTTCCAAAGAAATATCCGTATGTTCATTCAAACAATTACGACAAAATACCGAAGATTGTTTATCAAACGTGGCACACTCATAAACTTCCCCCTAAAATGAAAGAAACAAACGAAGAATTCAAAAAAAATAATCCTGAATTTAAATATATTCTATTTAACGATGTCGAATGTCGCGAATTCATAAAAACACATTTTGACGATTCAGTATTGAATGCGTATGACAACCTTATCCCCGGTGCGTTTAAGTCCGACTTATGGCGTTATTGTGTTTTATTTATTAATGGAGGAGTGTATTTAGATATTAAGTATGCCTCAATGGATGAATTTCATTTAATAGACCTATTTGATACGGAAAAATACCCAATTCCAATGGTGGTTGAAACCAGTCCACTATATGTATATACTGGTCTTTTAGTAACCCCCCCTGGAAACCCATTATATGATGTTTGTATTCGTCGTATTGTTGAGAATGTGGAAAATAAGTTTTATGGTAATTCTCCGATGGCCCCTACGGGACCGGAATTGTTTGGATCATTGATTGACGAGACGGATAAAGAACGGGCAGTTCTTTTTTATTATGATGATTATTTTTTGAAAGAAGGCGAAGAAGAAATACGCGCGAAATACCGAAAACGGGGATTTATTAAAGACACTCGAACCGAAGAAAATGTCCTTTGTCATTATTTGGATTATCGGATTGAACAATGCGAGTATTCAAAGACGGGATATTGGATGAACCTTTGGGCAAATAAAGATATATATATCTCCAGGAAACCGTAGGTTTCC